GTGATGTCCATTTAAAGAATGCGGGTGCAAATCTGTCTAAAGAATATTTTGTTCGCGAGTATGGTCTACAGGAAGGGGATTTGAATGAGCAGGTTCCTACCAGCTTCAATCAATTCTCTGCATTACCTCGCCAAGCATTCAACTTTAAAGCATCAGCCAATAAGCTCTCGCCAGAACAGCAGGAAGTTGAAGAACTGACTGATGGTCAGGATGAATTGCAGTTACTGAAACCGGATAAGGTCAAGGAATTGGTATTCAAGTCTGATAGCCCTGAAAGTCTGGCTTATAACCTGATGCAATTAATACCTGGTGCAACACAAACTCAGTTCACAGCCAATTTAGATCAAGCTTTGTATGCTGCGGATGTGTTGGGGTATGTGACAGCTCAGAATGGGAAGTAAACCATGCAACCAGTCACATTCCTTGAGGCGCTTCGGTACGCTCACAATAAAAAGATCGTGCTGCCTGATGAGTTCTATTCGATGGATCTAAAGACTCGGCAGATGGCTACTACGGTTAGCTTTCTATCGAGTCTTGAGCAGATTGAGACGGTCATTAAGGCAGTCAATAAATCTATTGCCGATGGCGGTACCTTTAAAGATTTTCAGAAGCTGATTGAAGAGTTTGAAATCATTCTGCCAAAGCATTACCTGGACAATGTATTTCGTACCAATATCCAAAGTGCGTACGGTCACGGACGGTGGCAACAGCAACAAAGAAACAAAGCTAAACGACCATATCTGATGTATTCGGCGATCAATGATAGCCGGGTGCGTCCGAGTCATTTGGAATTGAACCGGATTGTATTGCCGATTGATCACCCGTTTTGGCTAACACATTACCCGCCGTTGGGATTCCGTTGTCGCTGTACCGTGATCGCCTTAACCGAGAAACAGGCATTGAAATACGGCATCACACCAGATGACAAGCTGCCAGAAGTGGCTGAAGCCTTGGATTGGAGTTCTCATCCATTGCAGTTTGGCGAACTTGAATCACTGGTGGATAAAAAGATTAGTACCTCATCCTTGGATAAAGAATATCTCCTCGAGCAGAAAGAGGTCATCAAAGCTGAATGGACGGCGAGTAAAAAGCTCACAAGTCTATTTGCTCCGATGGATGACAAGACTCGGGACTTATTCGATACGGTGGCCAATACGGTAATTCCACTTGATCCAAGTATTCGACCAAGTGCGATTCGTACTTTCTTAGATTATGTGCAGGGCAATGATTCATCGCTGACTAGCTACTTAAACTCTGCTACAAGCTCACTGGCTGATGATGTGCTTAAGCGCTGGCTGAGTACAGACATGGCAGCAATTCAAGCTGTAGCAAGCAATACGGCTTATACCGTAGTAGGTGCCGCAACTCTGCAACAGGTAGCGGCCTATCAGATCGGGCAGACAGTCCAGTTGAATGCGCCGTTGCTGATGGCTGATACGGCTTCAGGTATCGCTATTAAGATTGAGAATGCTCAAGGGCTAGGTATTGATCTGGATATGTTGAATGCTGGGCAAGGTGTGCTGTTTGAAATGGGGTTATCTTTTGAGGTAGCTTTGGTGGAGGTGGTGGAAGGCAAGATGGTTTATACATTAAGGGTTTTGAAAAACTAATCGATTTTACACAACAAACCTTAATACGCCGTGATCTTTAATCAGTTCATGGCTTTTTTGTTTCAACACCTTAGACAATATAAGGAATAGAACATAGATGAATTTTAATCTAAATTTGAAAATGGATAAAATTATGCAATTGTTTGCTAAGTATAAATTGTTATGAATGATGTTCTACTCAATGGTCTGGATCGCATTTATTTATGCTTTAGCTCGGTTGTTGGAAGTTGTTCGTTGGTGGTGATGGTTTGCGTAGAAAATGTAAGTCAAATGGTGTATTAATGTCCACAATAACATTAGCTTATAGTGGGCTTCCTTTAGAATGTATAAAATTATTATTACTTTGCTTTTATATTGTTGTGCAACCACTTGTGGGGCAGAAGTAGATAATGCTCTTCTTAAAAAAAATTTAGAGGCTGCGAATCTGCAAATTGAAGTATTGAAAGCTCAAGTCGAGGTGATGAAAAGCTATCAAGATAAGTTTTTGTCTACAGTTTACTGGTCACTTGGTACAGTAGCTGCTCTTGTTGTATTTTTAGCTGGTTTTAACTGGTTCACAAATAATAGAAATGCAGAAAAGGAGTCAGCTCTACATAAACAAATGATTACAAATGAATTGAGTACTATTCAGAATGATTTAAAGAAATTGATTTCAGAATCATTATTAGAAAATAAAAAAAACCAATTGGCACATTTGGAAAATTTAAAAGAAAATTTACGGCAATCGATTCAGAGGGACTTTGAACGTAAGCTACGCAGTATAAATAAGGAAGTAATAATTCTAAAAAGAAAATCTATTAAGGAGCGTTATTCCGAAGCACTTCAGAAAAGAGTTTACTCAAATGCGATTAGGGCTACTTGTGAGTTACTAGATTTGTCATTAGACGATTATGATTTTCAATCTAATACGAGTGATGCATTATCTATGATTGAAACTACTCTGAAAAAGGTGAAAGAAGAGGGGAGGATAGCTACAATTAAGCCGCAAGTTATAGCTGAACTTACAACAAGCCTTACCCCATTTGAAGACAAGCACAGTATTGTTATAAAAAGAATTTATCAGCAATTGACTGAATTTAATTGAAACAATCTGAATCTTTGTCACTAAAAGCACCTTAGAGTGCTTTTTTACTTAAACATTTGAAGCTTCAAATTTACAACCAACATGAATTGGTTGCTTAGCCACTTACCCTCATCAGCATATTTAAAAGCATGATAACTAAGTAACCAATAATTTAAATTTAGCTCATATAGCTTTATTTATGTGACTTTTGACCAATGTACACCGCCTTCAGGCGGTTTTTTTATGGAGCATGAAAAATGCCAAAAGAAGAGGAACATAAGCCGAATCAGTATTGCTTCCAAGTTGGAAATTTAAATGTCGATCTAGCTGAAGAAGGCAAGAAGAAGCGGACTTTCTCCGGTGTTGCATACAGTGGTGAAGTTATTACCGACCATTGGTATTGGGATCGAATCATCTTTGATCTTGATTCTATGCAAATTAAAGGTCGAATTCCTGCGTTACTGGATCACTCAACCCGGCAACGTGCTGGAGCCATCAATAGCCATAGCATTGATCACCAGAATGGCCTAACAGTTTCAGGCGATCTAATGAGTAATGAGTTCGGTACTCAGGTTGCTCAAGACTCTGACGATGGCTTTCCTTGGCAGATGTCAGTGCGCATTGAACCTTCTGCGGTCGAAGAAATTCAAGCGGGCGCATCAGTCACTGTAAATGGGAAATTGCATCAAGGACCTATCACGGTTTTCCGTGGTGGTCGTATCCGTGAAGTGTCTTTCTGTGCTTTGGGTGCGGATGACAATACAAACGCAGTGGCAGCAAGTCACTCTCCAAAACAATTTAATCAACCAGAGGACACAGACGTGACCGAATTAGAAAAGGCTCAGGCCGCATTAAAGCAAGCTGAAACAGAGCGTGATGCAGCTCAAACAGAACTTAAAAAGTTTAAAGCAGATAAGCGTGAAGATGATATCAAAACGCTAGAAACGGCATTAAATAAGCAGTTCAGTGCGGAAGAAAAGAAATCCTATATTGATATGGATGACACTACATTTGCATTTATGTCTCAGCAATTAAAGCAATTCTCAGCGGGTAATCAACAACCACCAGCTGCACCACAGACACAACAAACACCAGGTGTAAATCCGGTATTTGCTCATTTGTTTAGTCATCAGGCGAATGGTGGGCAAGGTGGCCAGCCACAACAGCAAGGCTCAGCTCTGGATCAGGCATTCAATCAGTTTGTAGCAGCACAGCAACAAGGAGCTAAATCATGAGTCAGGTATTAACAGGCACTATTGAACATAAACAGCTGGTGGTCGGTGATGGGGTTCGTACTGAGAATGCCAAAGTAAAAACTGCAACAGCTTACAAACGTGGTGACTTACTTGTTGTGAGTACTGCAAATGTAGCTGATCACCCAACTGTGAC